CACAGAGTGAGGCTGTCGGATGTATACGGCGGCTTCCATTGCTGGGTTACGGAATCCCACAAAGCCCCCCTCGGCGTGAACAGGCGCACCGGCGTGCCGACCGTGATGCCGTCGAGCGGGATACGCCACAACGGCATGTACGCGTCAACCGCGCCGGACAATATCTTCCCGGACGGAATGGTCGGGTCGGCGGCAGCAGTCGCATTCGGCGAACCCTTCAACACGACCAACTCCACCAGCTCATTACCGGTCTTGGAATCTCGATGGTAGTGCGCGCAAATGATGTCATTGCGTTTCATGCCCTGCGACCCGTTGGAAATCGTCACCGATTCCGCCGACGTGATATGCCAGTCCAAACCCTGGATCGACGCGCAGCCGGTGCCGACCGTCGCCCTGTTGGACGAACTCATAGAGCATTTGAACGCGTCGCCCCAGTCGAACACCACGTCAGACTTCGAGAACTTGGCCTGATGGATAATCGCCTTGTCCTCACTTGAGATGTGTGCAACTCCGGCCTTGCCGTCAACCAGTTCGATGGTCACTGTCCAACCTCCTTCAACCATGCTTCAAACGATTCATCATTCTCCTGCATGAACGTCATGAAAGACGCATTGCATTGGGAACACAGTTCGTAGATGTCGGGCGCCACATCATCCGCGATGCGGGTCGCCTTGCCAGCCGAATAGCGGCGCACGGTGAACCATTCCCGCGCCTCCGTATCGCCAGCGGCGACATAGGCGGTCTTGCCGCACTTGTCGCACACATACTTCGAGTACCCATCAGACTTCACTATCCAATCCTTTCAAACGTGAAACAGCCAAGCGAAGGCAACTGCCTCCACGTGCCGCCGAAGTCAACGGAAGGGTCGATGCCAGTCGTGTTCTGGACCACGTATCCGATTGGGAACACGACCCTCCCGGAAGCGCCGTCGCCGACATGTGCGCTGATGACACCATCCACGCTCACGATCGATGAACCGTCCACCCTCACGCCACCCAACACGTCCGTGGACGCCTTCGGCAGCGTGTAGGCGTTCGCGCCCCGTTCGACCGAAGCGAGCTTCGACCGCTCGCCATCGGTCATCATGCCCGACTTGGCACTGTCAGCCACGGTCCTGGCCGCATCGGCGACGTTCCTCGCATCCTCGGCGGTCTGATTCGCCTTGCCGATCTGCGCCGCGAAACCGGAAGCCGTCCTGTCCGCCGACTCGGCGACCTGCCTGACGGAATCCAAATCCTCGGAAGCGACCTCCGCGCTGATCGTGCCGCCTGAAATCGACAGGCCGCGGCCAGCCGTCAAAGACACGCCGCCAGCCGAACCAGAAGACGAAGAGGAAGAGGAAGACCCGGAATAGTTCGCGTTCGCCAACTGTACAGGCAGTCCGACCTCGAACGTCGAAGTCAAAATCCCAGAATCGATTTTCACGATCCGTTTCGTCACCACGGCGGTGACGTTGACGCCGGAAGTCTGATCCGTCGCAACAATCTTGTCATCCACACGCAGACCGTCGCCGACCTCATCGGACAACGTCACCTCGACCGATCCACCGGTCTGCAATTCCTGCAGATGCTTCTTCGTCTCGGATTGCAGCGTGGACAAATCCGCGTTGGAATAGTCGTATGTGGCGCATACCTCATCGGCGCCTACGAGCGTCTGCGTCTGACTCACCACGCCGGTTACATCCGCGAAATAATTAACCACCAGACGGTTCTTGAGCTCCTGCGAGCCAAGGCCGATGAGATGATTCACCGCGCGACGGTTGGTCTCGGCCTTGAAATCCACAAGGTCGGAATCGATCGTGTTCGTAATGGTCTGCACCGGCACGATACCAAGCAGGATCTTATTGCCGGACGTTTTGAAATCAAGCCTGCGGCCACATGATGCAAGCAATGTGCGCAAGCCGGTGTAGGCGTCCACATAACGTGGATTCTGGAACATCCAATTCGACAAAGTGGAAGCATCGGAGGAATCGACAGTGAAAACCGAATCCAAACCGATGCGCTTCAAAAGGTTTTTGAGGATGTCAGGCAGCTTGCCGGAGACGGTCAGGTAATCCTGATTCGCGTCCGGCTGCAATATCTTCGCCGCCAACATGCCAGTCCACGATTGGCCGATCCACGTGGCCGTGGACACGCCACCGGAAACAGCCACACGACGGTCGACGATCCGGCCGCCCACGTCACTGCCGTCAATCCAGAAATACCAGCCACGTTCAATTTCCGGCGCAGACGGATCTTCGATGGTCAGCTCGAAATCGTTTTCGTCCGTGCCGCAAGCCCAATCCAACGTCACCTGCGATACGCTCGCACGTGGCGTCAGCTTGCCATCGGCGAGGATAACGTCAACCAAGGCACACCTCCAGAAACGTCAAACATGGTCAAATCGATGCCATAATCGCCGGAAACCGTCAACAGCGAATCTCCGGCAGGTATCGGCTCGAAAACATATGAGCCGCTTCCACTGCCGTTGCCGCGAACGCCCTTGTCGAAAACATCCGAAACGTCGCCGTTTTCAGCTGCCACCGTTATCGTCTTCCGCAATCCAGTGGCCGACAGTGACATATGACCGCCTTCCGGCACTGTCACATCAACCGCGTAAGTGTTGCCGCCAATCTGGAAAGACGGGTTGACGCAAGGGCCGAAAATGACCGCAGTGAACTCAGCGGCCTTGCCTGTCGGATTATGCACCGTCAAAGCGATTTTCGACGGAGCCAAATCGGTCGGCAGGTCCAGTGGGAGGTCGATCTGCGAACCGGTGCCTGCCGTCATCGCGAAGAAATGCTGCACCGGCAGCGCGCGACGCCAGACGCCATCGCACAAGACGACCGTGTAGTCAGTCTGCGCATAGGCCGGCCAAGGCACCAGACCAAGCGATGAGCCGACGACATACGCCCGCTGGAACCATTCGCCATCGACGGTCAACATGCCTGGCGTAACAGCCTGCACGTCCGAATCGAAAGCCGTCTGCACCACGTCCAATCTTGACGGATCCGTGGTGCGGACGGTCATTTTCGCCGTCGAAGCGTTTCTGCTCACCGATTTGATGCCGCGCGTGGCCAGCGTGTACGTCCATGCGTACCCTCGCATTTCCTGCAGGTCAGCCACCCACAGATCATCGGTGTTGAGGTCGATGACCGTGCCGTCATGAGCAGTGTATTTAAGTTCTCGCATACCTGCGAATCAACCTCCCCAAGTCGCGGTCGCTTATTGTCGAATCTCCTGCAGCAGTGGAGATGATCGCGCCAAGATCGTTGTGCAGACTTGTGATCGCAGCAACGACGGCACGAGTATCCACCTGCACGGAAACATCCGGCATGCTGTGACTTGTCATGAACGCCTCGCGAGGCACGCGCATCTCGTTGATGGCGCGCATGGTCTCAAGCCCGTAATAGTCGACAGCGGCAGCCCTGTGCGTGTACTCGCCCGCGGCGAGACGAGCGTTGAGCAGGTAGACGCTGTCGCTCAAACCATTGCCGGGAGCCCACGCGGGGTCCACATAACCTGAGAACATGCCACCTCCGGCGAAATGCTGGAACGTGCCGTCGGTGAACATGCCGCCCGTGTATCCGCCGTCCTTCTTCGTGTGTTCCGTCACGGTGAATGACTTGTCGGCGATTTTGAAGTTGTTGATGGACTGGAGCACCGGCGTGGCCTGATCGTTGACCGAGGCTGTGGCCTTCTTGTCCTTGAGCTTCTTCGCGTTGACGGCATCTACCTTCGGTCCGGCCTTGTCGGTCGAATCCAAGGTGTTCTTCTTGTTGTTGAGCCTCTTCGCGTTCGCGGCGTTCGTCTTCGGCGTTGCCCTGTCGGTGGAGTCCAAGGTGTTGCGCTTGTTTGACAGTTTCTTCGCATTGGCCTTGTCTACCTTCGGCGAGGCGTTGTCTTTCGCGTCGAGTCTGGCTGTGGCTTTCTTGCCGTTGAGCTTTCCGATGTTCTTGGAGGCGGTGTTCGCCTTCTTGGATGCCTTGTCGGTCGCATCCAGTGTGGCCTTGACGTGGGTCTTGTTGAAGTCCTGCATCATCTTCTGCGCCTTCTTGGCGCTGGCGGTGGCCTTCTTGTCTTCGGCTTCGAGCTTGGCCTTGGCGATCTTCTTATTGAATTTGTCGACGTTGGTCTCGGCGGTCTTGGTCTTCTTCTTGGCCTTGGAGTCGTCGACGTCGAGCTTCGCCTTGTTGTCATTGGCGGCTTTTTCGATTGACGTGATGCTGGACTGGATGTGAGATGAGCTCAAGCCCCAGCGATCGGCGAGGTCGTTGGCGGCCTGCGCGCTCATGCCGGACGCTTCGGCCTGTCGGATGACCGCTTCGCGAGCGTCCTGCAACACCACTCTGGCGCGATTGAGTTCGCCGTTGCTGAAGTTGGTGTTCTCGCCCTGCTTGAGAATCTTCTCCGCAGCGTTCTGTGCGCTGCTGGCAATGTCCTCCAAAGCCTGCTTGGTCTTGGTGCCCTTCTCGGAGAACTTGTCGAGCAGGTTGCCGTTCTGGTCGAACACCACGCCGTTGTCCTTGCAGGTGTCTGACAGTTCGCCGATCTTCTGGTTCAGCTGGTCGACAGCCTCGTCTGCGGTCAGATTGCCGGACTCCAAACCAAACAGAGACTTCACGAGGTCGTCGATTTCCTCGGACGCGTCCGAAGCGGAAGAGCCAAGCTCCTTGTTCGCATTGGCGGCATCCTTTGCAGCCGAAGCGGACTTGCCATCCGCATCCACGGCGTTCTTGGTTGCGGCGGTCTTCTGCTTGGTCTGCTCCTTGGCTTCCTGATATGCCTTGGCCTCGTCCTTGATGCTGTCGCGCATCTTCTGTGCGACGGCCTGCTGCGAATGCCCTTGCTTGCCGTATTCTTTCAGAGCGGCGTTGACCTTGTCGGTCGCGGTCTTGTTGCCCATGGCGGCGCTGGTCATGTCGGTCAGGCTGATTTTCGCTTCGCTCATCCAGTGGGTCATGCTCGCGCCGGCGAAATTCATCTTCTGATACGAGTCGGCGATGGTGGAGCTGATGTCGCCGCCGGATTCGAGGGTGGACTGGAGCTGTTCGGTGGCCTCCTTGGCCTTCTGCTGACGCTCTATGAACCTGGTGAGCGCCACTCCGGCGACGGTGAGGGCGATGCCCCACGGTCCGCCGAGCAGGCTCATGACGCCGCTGGCGACCGTCTTGAATCCCGCGGTCTTCAATTCGGCGCGGCCGGCGCTCGTGCCGAACGTCTCCAATTGCTCCTGCGCGCTCATGCCGCTCGCGCGGAACATTTCGAACGCGGTCTTGGCGGAGCTGAGAGCGGTCTTGACGCGCTGGATCGGGTCGATGGCCAGGCCGATGTTGTTGGCCATGGTGCTTGTACTGCCGTTGAGATTGCCCGCGGCCTTGTGCACGGCTCCGAACACGCCGGCCAATGATGCCATGACCACGATGGTCTGCTGCGCTCCGGACGGCAATCCCGCGAACGCGTCAACCAGCGTATCCAAGCCCTGCACCATCTTGCGTAAAGGCCCCTGGGCGCCCTCGCCAACGGAAATCATCAGGGACTCCATCGAACCGCCAAGATTCTCCAGATCGCCCTTGAGATTATTGTTCTTCGCGGCGGCCTGCTCGGCGGCGTAACCGCTTTCGGATACGGCCTTGGTCCATTTGTTGACGCCGGATTCGCCCGCCTCGTAAAGATAATTCGCAGCCTTGATGGCATAGCTGCCGAAGATGGTCGCGTTCGCCTGGTTGCGCTGTTCGTCGGTCAAGCCTTTTTCGGCCTTCTGCAGTTGCCCTGCGAAATTCGCCATGCCGACGAAGTGGCCTTGCGCGTCATAGGCGCTGATGCCGAGTTCCTTCATCGTATTGGCGGCTTCGGTGGACGGCGCGGCCAGTTTCATCAGCATGCTGTTCAACTGGGTGCCGGCTTCGGCGCCGATGGTGCCGTTCTGGGCGAACAGGGCGAGCACGCCGGTGGTCTCCTGGATGTTCATGCCGAAAGAGTTGGCCTGGGCGCCGCAGTTGTTCAGGGCTTCGCCGAAATCGGACACGTTGCCGACGGCCTTGCCCGCGCCGGCCGCGAGCGTGTCGGCGACCTGCGACGCCTGCGAGCCCTTCAGATGGAACATGGAGAGCGCGTTGGCCATGTATTCGGCGGCATCGCCTACCGCCATGCCGTCCGAGGCGGCCAGATTCAACGCTCCGGTCAATCCGCCTGTGAGGATGTCCGTGACGCTCATGCCGGCCTTGCCGAGGTCGTTGATCGCGTCGGCTGAATCGCTGGCGCTGTACACGGTGCTCGCACCGGCTTCGATGGCGGCGGCACGCAGCTGGTCCATTTGGGCGCTGGTCGCGCCGGTGTTCGCCTGGACGGTGCTCATCTGCTGGTCGAAGTCTGCGGCCATCTTCACCGCAGCCACACCGAAAGCGGCCACGGCCAAACCTGCTACGGTCATACCACTGGCGATAAGCGCGGACTTGCGGCCGGTGTTCTCCATGCCCGAAGCGACCGTTCTCGCGGTGCTTCCGGCGCGGGTCATCGCCGCCTCATATGAGGCTGTGTCTGCCATCAATCGGATGACGATGTTCTTGTTCTCCGCCAAAGCATCCTCCAAAATGTCAGGTCAAATGCGCCACCAAGGCGTTCGCGGCCGGATTGTCCCTGCCGTTGGCCTCCGTCCACTGTTTCATGGCCTGCTGCATGTGCGCAGTGGCCCAGCAGACGCTGGTTTCGGCATGCAATGTAAGTTCACCCTTCGGGTCTTGGCAGATCGTGCGAGGCAAACCGCACATGGGGCATAATGACCGTTCGTATTCAGCCAACGAGCGCATCCAATTACGCTCCGTCTCGTCCCATTCGACCTCATCGCCCTCACTCGGGCGCCAGCCCATAAAACGCTTATAAGAGATGCCAAGCTGGCGGCAGATCTTAAGGTCCTCGACTAGTTGCGGAGAACCTGCGAGGCGAGGTCGAATGCCGCTTTTGGGTCCGCTGCTGTGCCGTTCAGTTCGGCGATGGCCTGCCAGATCGGAGTGAACTGGCCATCGGTGAGTTCGTCGAACAGATTGCGCCACGCCTGTTCGGTCTTGTCCTCGTCGGCCACCGGCTTGCCGCCGATGGTCGCGGAATCAAGCATGAGCGGCAATGCCGCGGCGGCGGTGCCGAACATGTCGTTCGTGCCGTTGGCATTGCGGTGCGCGGCCAATGCCTGCGCCCACTTGCTTACCGGCAATGCCCGCAACGTGAGCTTCAATGTCTCCGCATCCGCCTGTTCGCGTAGCTCTTCGATGCGCCGCGCGGTGGCCTTCGCCTGCCGGTTCGTACCGGCCTCCGTGACTTGTTCGCGCGTGGTCTCCTCGGCCAGCGTATCGCCCAATCTGGCGATGTCCTCGGCGGTCTGCTGGTTGAGGATGACATCGACCTCGCGCGTGCGCCTGGTGACTTTAAGCATATGTGTTCCTTCGCTCTAATATTCATGTCCCTTTGCCGAAAAAGAGGAAAAAGAGGGTCCCGCACCGGCGAAAGGGACGAAAGTCCGATGCGGGAAGAATCAATCAGGCGACCTTCACGTTCTCCGCCCAGCCGGGAGCGCGAACGGAGAAATTGACCTTGCTGCGCAGCACGCTGTTCGCGGCAATCGCCACCTTGGCGCTCATGCCGATGCGGACAGCATACACGTTCACCGTATCTCCGGCGACAAAAGCATCATCCGTCTGCTTGCCATAGCGGCGCACGAAATAGCCTTCCGCGCCCTCGGACAACGTCTCCATTGCCACGTTTTCCGTGGAATGCGAAGTGTTGGTGTTGTCGATGACCTCGATGCTTGAACCGCTGATCTTCTTGCGTCCGGGACTCTCATAATCCTGCGCGCTGTTCTCTCGCTGGTCGGAGATGGACTCCTGCGACGGCGAGCACGACCAGCCGCCCATGGTGACGTAGTTACTCAGGTCGGTTCCGGCGTTGATCTCGTCAGCGGTCGGCTTCTGGATGTTTTCGATGGACGGCACCCAGATCGTGTTGACCAGACCGTCCGCCGGTGTGGAAGGAACTTCGGTTCCAAGAGTCAAAACCATGACTCCTCCTTATAAATATTGGGTCACATGCGTGACCAGTTGAATTTGAAAGTCAATAGGCGCACCTGATAGAGCAGGCTCGTGTCCTCTGCGGTGAGTCCGGCCGCATATGCGCCGGAATCGGAGAACAGGGTCAGACATCCGGTGTCGAAGCCCTGCGCGACGAACCGTTTGCCGGCCAAGGCTGGAATCATGAGGTCATCGGCCAGCACGTTGACGGAATCGGTGGTGGTGCTCACAATGCGCACCAGCAGAGTGCCGATGCCGCAATGCACGTGTTGCGTCTCCCCGACTATGTGGCCGTTCGTGGTGACGGTCTCGATAATCCACGGTGGCTTGTCGGTCGGTTTCGGCGCGGTCTGCCGGTACACCTTCCAACCTTCAGCCGGTTTCGGCACATGGTCGAGAATCGTGTTCGACAAGGTCATTATCGACTGCACTAGAATCCCTCCACTGCGGCACGAGCCACATATTCCGCGAGCTTCGGAAGCTCTTCCTCGCCATGCTCGTAGAACCGGTGCGTTCCACCACCTTTAGCGGTTCCGAAGAACGCGATGTTGGCGAGGCTGCCGGCGCCGCCCTTCGACGGGCCGATCTCGGCTGTGATGCGTCCCGGCGCTTCCTTCACCTCGTAGGTGATAGGGATGCGTCGAAATGCCTTGTTGCCTGAGCCGGAGAGGTCTTCGCGAATGTCGTTTTTGACGTTCTGCGCACCTTTCTTCACGACCATGGTGATGGCCGCGCGGCGGGCGACTCCTTTGGAGAGCAGCTTGTCGGCGAAGGCGGTCAGCTCGGACGCGTCGAACAGGCTTGTGACGCTCATGCGTCCTCCTTCACGTTCCAGCGGCAGGCCGTCGCCCACGACTTCTCCGATTGGGGGGAAATCATGCGATAGCGACGGCCCACCAGTTCCGGATTCGCCGACTTCGTGACCGTGACAAGATCGCCGTTGCGCAGGCTGGTCCCGAACGGGAAGTGGATGTACAGCGACCAGACCAATGAGACGGCGCCCATCGCCTGAGCCGCGCTGCCTTCCACGTTCTCGGACGCAAGGCCGCCGGACGTCTGCACTTTGCATCGGCCTTCGTACACTTTCTCCGTGCCGGTGTCCGGCAGTCCCGTGTCCGGATCCGTCACAGATTCGCCTGGGCGCGTGACGATGCACCGGTCGGCCATCAGGCATTCCGCGTTGGCTCTGGCCTTTGCGAGAAAGGATGTGCTGATTCTCATCGGAACACTCCAATCGAACTGACGTTCGCACCGAAGCGGTTGCGCAGGCTGCGTCTGGTCGCTTCCGGCAATTCGGTCGCGTCGATCTGGGTGCCATCATGCGTATATCCGACCTGCGCGTCATCAAGCCTCTCGTAGGCGATGCCGGAGTGAGCGCCGGGGCCACCATCCGCGAGCTGATGCAATCCGGCGGCGACATACGAGCAGACCAGTCTGACGATGTCCTCCGGCACTGGATCCCAGCCACCTTGGAAGGTGACCGTCACGGTCGACGGGATGCCGCCAAAGGGGCTCCACGGCTCCGCCCGGTAAAGCGATGAGCCGAAGAGCCTCCAGTCTTCGATCGGCCGACCATCGACCAGTACTTTGGACACGGCTCGCACCGCCCTGCATGGCAGGTCAAGTTTCCTCGACTGTTCGCCGGGCAGGTCGACGGTCCATTCGCCCATGGTGATCGGACAGCCGGCGGCGTCGCGCACGGCGGCGGATACGGAGTCGAGCAGGCTGAGCGCGGTGGTGTTGTCCGGCACGTCGATGCCGTACTTCCGCAGGTCCTGCAGTGTGGCCAAGGCGGTCATGTCAGCCTCCGATCAGACGGTCACTTGCCCTTCTTGCCGGTGTCTGCCTTATCGGCATCATCACCAGCGGTGTCGGACGTTTCGTCCACGACGGCCTGCGGGTCATCCTGCATGGAACGACCGGTGGAGGTGGAGAGGTTCAGTGTGATCTTGGTCAGGCACTCTGGACGGATGACCTTGGCGCCGTACAGGTCGAGGCCGCGCACCATGTCGGCGAAGTCGGTCTGCATGCGCATCGCCTCCACCTTGCTGACCTGCTGCGCGAAGGTCACGGCCGCGTTCGTGCCGGCGAGAATGGACTGGGTGTCCGGGCTGGCGGACTTGCGCGGCACATTGTTGGACTTCACTACGGTGAAGCCGCGCACCTGTCCGACCACGCCGTTGAGCAGAGTATTATGGCCAGCTTCGGTGCCTTCGATGAAGCGGGAGTCCTGCAGCAGCAAGGCGTAGAAGTCTGGGCTGACGACGAGCCAGCGGCCCTCATCGGGAACGTTCTGCACGTCGAGCTTGCGTCCGGCTTCCACGACGGCGAGATACGCGTCTGCAGGGGTGCCGACGGCCACGGTCTTCGCCGGGGTGTCGACGGCCGTGTCCATGAGATTGGAGATATAGGTCTCCACGTTCTTCATCATGTTGTAGGCGGCGGAATTTGTGAACTTTCCGGTCAGATCGGCCTTGGCCTGAGTCTTGTCGAGGTCATTGACCTTGAAAGCGAAATAGTCGGACTTGTCGATCTTGAGCACGGCGGCTTCCTTATCCGTGACGTCATCGACGGTAATCGCTTTGCCGCGCACGTACTCGTGCACTGTCACGTCGTTGTATCCGGTGATGTGCACGGTGTCACCGGCCTCACGGATGTCGCCCTCGTAATCGCGGTTGCACAGGCTCGGGAAGACGAGCTTCGCGCGCAGGGCTTCGAGGATGGCGGCGGACCATACCTCGGGGATGAAATTGGTGATTGCCATTGCTGGCCTCCTTACTTACTGCGGCCTGCGAGCAGATCATTCAAACGGCCCTTGCGGCGCGCCTCGTCAATCTGCTTCGGGGTCATGTTCTTCAGATCGTCCCTGGTAAGCTGTCCCGTCTGATGATCGCCATCGCGGACGCCCGACGGTGGGATGATTCCCGCCAGGCCAGCATTGTTCCCGCCTTGCGCGAGATACGGATGTGCCGCGACCAAGGCATCGATCTTGTCGCCGATCGCCTTCTGGTCGTATCCGCCCTGATCGTCAGCGGTCAGGTCGGAGAAGTCGATGAGTTTCAATGCGTCGCCAGGGTTGATGAGCTTGCCGGTTGCGGCGGCTGTGACGTTCGCTTGGAGCACCTGCTTCTGCAGTCCGGCGATGGTGGCCTGCGCTGAGTCGAATTCCGTGCCGCGCTTCTCCCAGTCGGAGACCTGCTTCTCCAGCTCGTCCACGCGGTCGGCCTTCTCGTAGGCGGCCTTGAGCTTCGTCTCGAGGTCGCTGTTGACCTTTTTCTGGCCGAGGAACTTGTCGTGCCAGTCGATTGTCGGCTTCTGTGCGCCCGGATCATTGCTGTTCGGATCCTGCTGCTGCCCATCGGACATGATGTGTTTTTCCTTTCATCGGTTGTAAATCTCGCCGTTGCTGGAAAGCCAGCGGCGATACGAGTTCTCGGCCTTCGCCAGCACATCCGGCGTGACCGGACTGCCTGGCTGATAGGGATTGTGGCCGTCCAAAGCGGCCTCGTAGCGGAGCCGTGCATTGAGCAGACGCTTCTGCGCCTCGGTCAGGTCCTCATGCCGTCCCTGACGGTATCCGTTGTCGTGCAGCCATTGGCTGCGGCGAAGCTCCGGCACCTGCTCGCGCCATTTGTCGGGCAGGATGTAGCCCTCGCGCTTCAGAAGTTCGATGGTCTGCTCGCGAGGGAGGTTGAAGCTGTAGATGCCTTCCGGCGTGAGCCTGCGCCGCTGCCGCTGCCCGTATTCGTATTTGCGGATCATGCGGCTCCACCCGTATCGGCTGGTGCCTTCGGACGTTGTCATACTGATGTTGCCGCGTCCGACCGGCCGCATGCCTCGGTGTGCGTTGACGACCTGGTAGATGTCGGCGCCGTCTCTGATGGCCTGCGCGTTGGCGTGGCCGAAGACCTTGTCCTGCTCCGCCTCGCTCATGCCGTTGAAGCGGTCCATCGGCGATGTGATCCAGCCTTGTTTCTCGGCCTTGTCCTTGCCTTTGCAGGGGATGGTGCGACCGTGGCATTTCGGATGACGAAGGAAGTCGTTGTTGTGCCGGAAGTATTTTCCGGCGAGGATGGCGCATCGTGGGCAACAGTCGGGTGATTCGACGCGCACGTAGCCGACGCCGGAACGCTGGGTGATGCTGACGCCCATCGCGCTGATGGATGTGTCCTCGATGGCCTGCATGGCCATCTGGCGGAGCGTCCGGCGTCCGGACCGCATGGCGTCTATCGTGTCAAGTCCTGATTTGATGGCCGACAATGTGTGCGTGACCGGAATGTCGAAATATGATTCGAGGTCAATGCCGCTCGGCGCGAAACCTGCCCCGAAGGCGAGTGGATTCGCGATACCGCCATCGGGACGCACGTAATCGCCCTGTTCTGCGAGCATCAACGTGGACGAGTCCATCGCATCGCTCGCCGCACGCGTCTGCAGGGCTGCGAAGAGCGTGATGAAATCGACGTTTGTCCGATTCCAACTGTCACGCACCCGCAGCGGATCCACGCCCTTCCATGCCTTGTCCGCCGCCCTCACGGCCAGCAGGCATAGTCTGGCCAAAGTGTTCCGGCTGTCCGACAGGCTCTCCAGCGTCACCGTCATCAGATGCACCTCCGACCTTTAGGCTGCGTGCTATCTCGGCCATCTCCGGATCGTGATTCTCGTCGTCCACCATGCGCATGATGCGTTTGATGTCCTCCGGGCTCTGGCCCATCTGCTCGGCTATCCACTGCAATGGATAGCCGAGCTGCTTGTATTTGAGCATCGCGTCGGCCATCAATGCCTCGCTGCGGTATTGCGGTGTAGCGAACACGACCTTCGAATCATCGAGGATCCGGGCGGATTCCTCGTCGTCCTCGAGCATCATGGCCATCACGCACAATTCGCGCACCGGCTGACGCATGAAGCTGATACGCTCCAATGTCTTCGACACGAGGCCGGCTTCCGCGACCTCGTAGCCGGTGGCCGGCACCTCCGCATTCGTCAGCAGATAATGGCCAGGAGTGCGGGTCTCTGCCGCGATGTGCTCGACGGCCTTCTGGATGATCGGCAGAAAAGCCTGCAGGTTGCTGGCTGTCCACTCGCCAATCGACACATTATCGCCGGTGATCTGCATGATGCGCTCCATGACCTGCTTGTCGAGATTCACGGGACGCTCGCCGACCTGCTCGCCGGTTGCCTTGTCGAACACCGGCTCGGACAGCGAATCACCGCCGAGAATGACCCTGGCGGGCATGGACGCGAAATCCAAAGCATTCAAGGTGTATGCCCAGCAGACGTTGACGGCGTCCTGCATCGATTCGACCTGCTCCACATCACTGATCGGCAGGTCATCCAGGAGCATCTGATTGCGGAATTCGACCAATGGCACTCGTCCGAGCGGGTTCGCGCGCGCCGAATCCGGAACGAACCGCCAACCCTCAACGCCCGGTGGAAGACGATTCCTCTCATCGTCGCCGCCTGCACGCACACGAACCACGTCGAACACCAGATCCGGCAGCAGCAAAGTGCCGAATTCATGCTCCTCGTCGTAGCGGACCAGGAGGCCGGCGTCGACCTCACCAGTGAGCGGGTCGTAATGTACGGCCGCGCTGTCCGGGTGTTCGAAGCTGATGCGCGCCCTGCCGTCAGGCATCGACGTGACCAAGCCGAAAGCGCGTCCGGTCGTGGTCATCATCAGAGCCGTCTCCTGCAGCTTGCGGTCGCAGTCATTCCGCTCCCACACGCGCATCACATGCGAGTCCAATTCGTGATCGTCATATGGGATGAAGCCCTTGAAGTGGATGCGTTCGACAGGCGCCTGCGCCACCGGCAGACACCAGTTGTCGGCGAAGCCGGAAAACCTATCCGCCATGTAGCGTTTGAATTCGTCGGATGCGAATTTCAGTGTGCCGCGCTTGCCGCGCACGTAATCCGTGTGCTTCCTGATGTCCGGCCGACGGTTCTCGATCTTCAAGGCGAGAAGATTCACCATGCGATTCACATCATCGGCGGTACGAATCATTAGAACCCCCTCGTAGTAGAACCAGTCAACAAGTACGCCTTGCGTTTCCTACCCCAGCCGGCGGCACGTGCATCACATGCCGCCTCGTGCGCCAGCACGCACGTCACCGCCGCATCGATTTTCCGCGTCTGCTTCGGCTTGCCCAGCCCGTAGCGTTCGCCGGATTTGGCGAAGCGTCTTGCGTTGCGCATGTGCGTGATGGTGATCGGACACCCGTCCTGTGTGATCGCGTGATGCTGCAGGTCGGATTCGAAGCGTTTCAATGCCTCCCATACGGCGGTGATGCGGCTGGAGCCGCTCATCGACCAGGGGATGAATTTCTTCGGCCCGTATTGTGAGTCCCATGCCTCGATCTGAGATTCCCACGACACCTCGTCGCGGAAACCGGGATCGCAATAGGCGCGGATCACCTTGTATCGGTCGTTGAGCTCGTCCATGGCGGCATTGACCTCGCTGCGCGGGATGCGGCCGCCCCACGTCTTCGGATTCCAAATCGTCGGACGGCGATCCTCGCCATACCGTGGCGTGAAGATGAAACCTTCACGGGTCTCGGCCTTGATGCATGTCCAGTCGTCGTTCTCGGAGCCGTCGAAGCCGAGGCACACCTCTGTGCCTTTCGGCGGGTTCTCAAGCCAAAGCTCATGCTCGGACATGCTAGTATCCCATGTTCCTCAAGACCGATTTCGACAAACTCTTCTGCGAGCGCTGGTAGTTCTGGTTTGTGATCTCCCTTGTCGTCGCTTCGCCGAAGGAATTGACGAATGCGCGGCTTGTGCCGCTTGATTTTGGTTGGCGTCGGATCTGTTCGTCGGAGATTCTGTCGCGCTGTGCTCTGGCGGTGTGGAATGCCTTGGAAGCCGCTTGGTATTTGTCGTAGTTCGCCTTGGTTGCCTCCGGGAACACGCTTTCCGGCATGCGCTGGTTGTATTGCGTGGCTCCGTGCGCGGTTCTCTGCATGATTTCCGATGCGGCGTCCATGCGGTTTCCCGCATCGCGCATCATCTTGGTGAGATCCGAGTCGCTTACGGATGAGAGGTCGGTGGCAGAGCCTCCCCCTCCGCCGCCATGTCCGCCACGGCCTGCGCCCGAGCTTGATCCTCTTCCGCCCATTTTTTCATCCTTTCCACATTGCTGTTTTCGTATGCGACGACTTCGGCGCCACTGAAGTCGAAAAACGGAATGGCATCTCCGTAGAGGAGAATCTTTTCCGGTGCGAGCCTGTCGATCGCGTACCGCATGCCGAGCCGCCAATAGAGTTCTGCCGTCGGATTGTCATTCGCTCCGACAGTGCTTACCGCGACGGTGGAGTTGTTTGGAATGCCTGAAAAGCAGTAAGAGAACGATTCTGGGCCCGCCCATTGAAGTGTTGGGATGACTTTCAGTCCGCAGGCCTGCCAGTATGCTCCGATCAGACGGCTTCGGAAGACGTTATAGATCTTCATCGCTTCCGGCATGTCCATGTATGTGCTGAAATCAGGCGTCAGCACGCATTTGAAGCGTTTGAGCGGTGCGATGTATCTGTCCGGCTGGTTCCAGACTCGCTGGAATTGGTAGTCGTCGATGAAGAAATGGATTCCGCAATGCTTGACTGTCTTTTTGCCGGTCGCGTAATTGAAGCCCATCAACGTGTCAGGGGGGGTGACGTCCTGTTTTGCAAGCATTGGCATGTCGTATCGGCCAACCGTCCGCACCTTTTGCAGCAGCGGAAGATTGTATTGCCTCATCGTCCGCATCCTTGATTTGTTGAGTGGTCTATTGTCCCGCATAGCAGCTCTCCCATAGTCCGTCCTCGAGCCATGCGCCGCCTCCCTGCACCATTCGGTTGCCGAAAAAGCGCTCGGCCTGTGCCGGGTCCTTCTCCATGAGCGCCTCGGCCTCCGCCTCGACGGAATCCAAGGGCACCCACGGGCTGCCGGCGTACACCCATTCGAGGATCTTGCGGCGTTCGCGCCGGTTGTTGAAGCTGTATGGCGTACCGTCCTTGTGGCGCAAATCGGGATTCAGGTCGGGGTTGCGGTAGAAGATCCACACATCCGATGCCGATGTCTCGAATTGCTGTTGGGCGTACGAGTTCTCGCCGGGGTCGTAGGCGTTGGTCCAGAAGTGCGTCCTGCCGCCCATGCCGGCGGCGCCGCGGCGTTGGGTGTCGGCCACGTCGAGCATGCCGTTCGATTTGGTGTACAGGCCGGCCTCGTCCTGTTCGGCGTCCGAGATCGGATTGCCCAGACGGCTGGTGGCCGATGCGGTCACCACGTCGATGCGGTCAAGGTCCAGATCATCGTCGTCAAGGTTGATTCCGGGGCGCAGGATGCGGATGAAGCCCTCGCGCACCTTGAGCAGCTGTTTCAGCGGACCAAGCCTGATCATGGCGACCAATGGCCGGTAGGCGTTGCGCACCTGGTCCTCGGAGTTCGCGGTCAGCTGGATGAGTGGCGAAGGGTGGCGCATGCCCTTCGGTTCGCCCGGATTGTAGTGGTAGACCCATCCGCAGGGGCAGCCGTTGTCGGAGCATCGGTACACGTCGCCGGGCTTCGCCCAACCGGCGAACACGACGGGCCCGCAGGCCTCGAGTATCGCGCATGAGGCCTCGGTCGGCCCCTTGCCGGTCTTCTGCGGGCCAATGCAGCCGGTCAGACGATATTGGAAGGCCTGGTTGAGGACGAGCGGATTGTCCACCGTGACCTCTTCGGGCGGGATGAATTCCGCGTCCTCGCGCACCCTCCAGCGGTGCGCGGCGTACCAGAACTGCCAATCGGACCAGCAGAATGGCTTGCCGCGGAGGATGCCGTCGGGCTGGCGCACATGCCGCCGAACCCACGCATCCTGCAGGTCTGCGAGCGTCGGGAAGTCGATGATCCAATCGTCGGCCATGTCACGCCCTCAGGCGTCGTGGGAACTGGACGATCTTGGTGTCCATGCCGCTCTCGGACGCCTCCGCGTCCGTGGCGGGCACCTCGTGGGCGGCCATGTCGACGTTGTCCTCGGAGATCTTCCAGCCGAGCGCCTGCAATCCGGCCTCCGACAGGCCGATGCGGTCCTCGAGCCGGATCTTCACGGCCACGTCGGCCGCCTTCGCCGACGGGCTCTCGCACACCACGCATTCGCGGACATACGAGGCAATCTGGTAGTGCAGGTACTTCAGCTGCGGCTGTTTCCATGCGCGCGCCTGCGGCAGACGCCACAATTGCTTCCACAGTTCGGCCTCCCGATTGTTCCAGGACTCCGAACCGGCCCTGTCCTCGACCCATTCCTGCGACTCCTTGTCGAAATCACGGAGCACATAAGGCGGCAGCGGGAACTTCGGCGGCCTGCCTTTGTATTCGGTGTTCGGCAGGCTGCGCAGGGTGTATCCCCTGCGTTCGCTCGCACCGCTCGACGGATCGGGCATCGGACCGGATCTGACGCGTTTTCCTCCTCTTGGCATGTCTCCTCCATCGTCGGACGGCCTCGCGCCGTTCCTTCGCTGCGGGCGGCCGGGCCTTTCGCCCGACCCCCTCTGAAACTTTTGAACCCTCCGCACCTCGGAGACAGCTCTCCGGCGGTTCCGCCACCCAAACTGTTAGGGGGTATCCCCGTGGGTGTTTTGACGGTTTGCTTCCGTTTGTTTTGCAACGTTTTTTGTTTGACTCGCTTGATGCTGCGATGAGTCGCGAATCGAATCGAAAAGACTTGGTCGTTTTCGTCTTTCGTGTCGTTCGACGCGAGCGGCTGGCGTCGTCGGCTTGGCTTCGATGGAATTTTTGTTTTGGTGCCGAAGCCTGTGTGTGTCAGCTGAGGTTTTGTCTGTTGTTGAAGCCCGAAGGTTTCGTCCTTGCGGTCTTGCTGTCGTGGCAGCGCTTGCACAGGCCGCGCATGCGTTGCGGGTCGTTGGGGTCCAAACCTGCTTCGACGAGCTCGATGCGTTCGATCGGCCAATGGTCGGCTATGGTGCTGGGGGCACCGCATAGGCCATGGTGTCTTCCGCATCCGTCCGGCCCGTCGCCGGGACAGACGCACCGCGGGTCCCTTGCCAGCACGCGGGCGCGTGCGAGGCGATGCGCTTTCGACGTGTATGGATTGCGGCCTCGTGTCCGGCGCTTGTCTTTGGCTTTCCTGCATTCGTCGCACAACGAGCCGGAGGAAACCAGGTGGGGGCAACCGGAGGTGGAGCATACCTTGTACATCAATCCCCCATCATCACGTAATCGCGGGATTGGCTTGCTTGCCGCTGTTGGTGTATGCCCACTCTGACGTGGAGTGGGCGGAGCGTGTCCGATATGCCGTTCAGACAGGACGGTGTTACGTAGCCCAAGGAGTTAGGAGAATCCAAGGTGGATATGAAAAGGGTTCAAACCAAGTCACCTCGGTTTGAACCCTCTAATCCACTGACAATTGTGCGTTGCACTTTCGATTTTGTCAAATCGAGTCGCGTCGCACGACCTGTCCATGCACGTCGGAAAGCCTGTACAACGGCTGCCCCTTCACGTTTTCGCCAACCGGCTGGAGCCTGCCGCGCTTGCGCCATGAGCGAATCGTGTTCGCGTTGCACGGGAATCCGCATTCGCGCAGCAGTTCCGCGCACTCCCCCGCCGTGAACGCGCGTCCCGACCGAACGCATTCCCTCAGGAACCCCAACCGCACATCCGCCACACGGTAAGTGTTGCCACACACGGGACATGCAACGCTTACCGCGCCGACCGTCGCTGTCAATTCGACTCCGCACAGCGGGTTCGGACATCTTCCGATGCCATGTTTCGCAGGCGGCACGTCGATGATGTCCAGCGTCTTTCGAACCATCGACTCCCACTCATGGTAGAAGTCGGCGATATCAGGCAGGCGGCGCAGTCGAGGACTGCCGGCGCAGACACGCAGCATGTCCACCAGCGGCGGATGCACGCCACAGGTAGCCCAAGGCATGGCGGGCGGAGCGTACAACCGGCGCCAGAGTGCGATTGCGGCATCCTCGATGGCCTGCATGTGGTCGAGCACCGGCAATCGGATTGGCGTCGGCGCGGATGGAAGGTTGACGCGTCCAGGCTGGCGGCCTCCGTAGTGCGCGGTCGAGTCCAGGAACTCATGCAGCGAATCCAACCATGATGGATATTCCCGCAGCCAGCCGCGCATCAGCCCATCGCATCTCGCGCACATGGTGTCGCCGACAGCGCATTCTCCGCCGCAGACGAGGCACACGCCGGCGAGCGCTGGCTTGTGTTGGTTGGTTTGTGCTGGTTGTGTCTGGTTTGGTGTTGGTTGGGATTCGTTGGTTGGTTCGTTCATTTGTTCGATTCCCTCCGGCGGGTGTAGTCTGGTTTGTGGTGATGCCAGGAGCCCGGCCGGAAGGTCGGGTTTCTTGTTATTCGCGGGTGCGTTGGATGATCGCTTTGATTTCCTCTTTGGGGACTTGTGGCATCAGTGGCGCGATCTCATCGAGGCTGTATCCGGCCTGATGCCATTTGATGATCATGTCCATGAGGGTTTTCTTCACTTTCATTTCGTTTCCCTTCGTATTTGCTGGATGATCGTCTCGTATGGTTTGCGGTGGAAGATGCGTATCCACCATTCGGGGCGGCGGCCCCATATGGTTTTGACTTCGGTGAGGGGAAACCATGATACGTACCATTTTTGGCAATTTCCGCAGTACAGCACCTCGCCTTCCTCCTTCGGTCTGGGATGCTCATGGTCGAACGCTGGCGGCCTTGGCACCAAATAACTTCGATTGCTCATTTTGTGTCCTTGAGTGTGATGCGTTTCATTCCTTCGCCGCCTTCATTTCTTGGACTTCACCGTCGAAAAAATCGATGATGAGATTGCAGATGGCGACCGCCGACGTTTTGAGCTGGGTTTTTTCCTCTTCGTTTTCGGCTTTGATGGCGAAAACGCCATCCTTGCTGTTGAAATTGATTCTCATTTCGTATCCTTCGTGGTTGGGCGGACGGTGAATGCGACGAGTCCGGTCTTGGCATGGAACACCTTGGCCGGCTCGCCAGTCCTCAAGGACATGGCCTGCGCGTAGTCGCCGGCATCGTCGATGTTCTCGAACGTTCTGACGCCTTCCTGGGTGACGACGTTGTAGCTCATCTTGCCGGCTCCTTGTCTGCACCGCTCACATGGCTCCAGTCGCATGACAGGCCGCCCCTCTGGTAGCCCGAGTAGACGACGCAGACCACTTGCCTCGTGTCGGACAGTGTGACGATGCATTCCTTGATGTCGTCGCTGGACCTTTTGGAGCATGTGGTGCCGGTGGCGGCGATGGCGTGGGCCGGGGTAGACGTCTTGGACGCATTGCCGCATCCTGCGAGCGCGGTGCAGAGTACGAGGGTGATGGCGGTGAGGGCGGCGCATATGGTGTTTCTCATTGTTCGTTCCTTTGATGGTGGCTGGCGTGGTGGTTCCAGAGGCGAATGGCTTTTTTGAGGTTTTTGCCGTCGATGTGGAGGATGCATTTGTGCCGGCAGTTGGGGCAGATGCAGCCGTAGATGGTGTTGACCGGTTTGCGTGTGCGGAGTTTGTAGATGGTGCCGAGGGTCAGGATGAGCGGCCGTGACTTGCGGCATGCCGGGCAGGGTGCAGGTCTGCGCCATTTGCGTGGGTTGGTGGCGATTCTGACGGTGTCTGTGTGGTGCATTTCATTCCTTTCCGTAGATGGCGAGGCTTCGTATGCCGTCGCTCATGCTGTTGGAACATGTGTTCGGATCGTGGTCGATGATGTCTTTCCCGATGCCCTGGAAGCGGAGGCTGGCGGTGCCGTCCGGATGTCGGATGAGTTCGAGTCGTCCGTCGATGATGACGTCCTGGTCTGTTTGGGCGATGCAGCGGCGGCCGATCAGGATGGCC